GTTCCACTTCCATCAGTTGATGCGTGTGATGTTAATGTAGATATAATTGCTAATGTTTCAGCACTATAAGTTCCGTTAAAAGTAATATTAATAAAATCCCTACAAAGTTCTGCAATTTCCCAAAGCATTGTTTCGTTTAAAGATGTTGATTTTACTAATGTGTATTGTATTGTGCCATCTATACTTATAGTTATTTTTGCAGAATTAGGGCTTCCTGTATCTGCTGTTGCTGATTTATATTGTGGACTTCTTAATGCTATTGCTGCCATTGTTTATTTTTTTGTTCCTAATATTATTCCTTTTTCTATATCTAATATAAAGTCGTTTATCAATTCTTCTGGCAGTCTTTTAAAAGCTGCTTCAAATGGTTTAGTAAAAAAGTATGTAGGTTTAAAACCTTGTGCATATATACTTCTTTGTAATACAAATGCCATACTCTTATAACTTCCTTTTTTAAACTTACCTTCTTTATCTCTAAATCTTATATTCTTACTTTGAGCCCAGTCTCTTAACGGTTGCATTGGAGGCATCTTTTGTTTGTAACTAAACTTGCTATTAGGTGCTTTTTGCCTACCTCCTTTTATTAATGCAGGATTAGCACCTTTAACACCTTGATCTTGAAATATACCGTAATCTTCCATATAGAAGTCAAGTATAAATCCTTTTTGTTCTTCATCTAATGTGTATCTTATTGATTCATATAATGCTCCACCCCCTTGTTTGTTTTTAGTTAGTCTTGTTCTGGCTTGTTGAACAACATACCTTCCAAAATCATTTAGGGCTTTATTTATATTCTCAAAATTCATTAACAGATTTTAATATCATTATAAATTACTATATCCATTGTTGCAGTCCATCCTGCTAATTGGTTTTCAAACCTGTCATAAAATGGTTCACAATTTACAGGACTATCTAATTGATATTTGTCTTTGTATAATGTTCCCATTCTTAAAACTTGTATTACTTTGTTTAATACTGCCAGTTGTGTGTTTAAAATATCTTGTTCATTGTTGTTTCCTATAAACCTATCTTCTGTTGGTAATTTAGATTGGTCTACAATATCCATAGCCAAGATGCTTATATTAAACGTAAGCGTTTGTTCTTCTTGCGTTACGTTGTTGACTATAATGTGAGCAAGGGGGAATATATCTTGCTTGTTAAGATTGACATCATATAGGTCTCCAGTTGTTACTGTATTACAATTTATGTCAGCTAAAAGCTGGTCTTTTATTGTTTCAGTTAATTGGTAAAATCCCCTTATTCCTTGTTGGCTCATTTAAATTTACTTTTTATTTGTTTTGATTCTAATTCGTTTTTGTCTTTCATAAATGCTAACATCATTAAACATTTGTGCATTTCTAATTTAGTGATATCTTCAAATCTTGTAATATCTCCTCCAGCGAGTCCGTAAAGGCTCGAATACCATCCCCACTTTTTTGCAAATCCAGCACGTCCAGAAGTTGTTTCTCCTCCTTGTTCTCCAAATAATTCATCATAGTTTTCGATAATTCTATCCCTAAACGATAAAAAAAAAGTATAGAACCGAATACAGCATCCATTGGCATAGTAGTAATTCTGTTCTTTTTATCAGGGTCATAGTCCTCTATTAAATACTTGTCTCCAAGTTTTTGTTTAATAGGTCTGTATAATACATTCATTGCTATTTCAATATTATCCCAGTCTCCCATATAGGTATCAAGGTCAATGTATTCTCCTAATGTAATTTCATCAAGATCAGGTACAAAACCATATTCAACATTGTTAAGCCAGAAAGATTGCACAAGATTAGGCTTCTGTTCAAACATATCTGATATTATTTTTGTGATACGTTCTGCGTCTGATAATCTAATGTTTAAAGCATCTTGTGATTTTATCCCACAAAATATTTCAATCATTTTAGTTTGTATGTAGTTATTATCGTCACTTTTGTCTTGTTCTTTTAAGAACTTTTGATATTGCTTTAGCGTAATCTCATTAAGTTCGTTGGGGACGTTAATATTAGCTTTCATACTTATATAACGTAATTAAAGCAGGATTTTAGTATAAAAAAAAAGGTGCTATTTCTAACACCCTTTTTCCAAACAAAACAACTCGTTTATAACATACTGGCTTCCCAACAATTATTGGAGCAGTATTCATTTTCTTTAAATATTAGTTTTCCACATTCCATACATTCGTGTTCTGGATATGCTACTGTAGGATTATTATAATTCATATTCTTTTTTTAAAGGTAGTTCAACTTTTAATTTTTCATAAGAATTGAAATGATGAATATTTTGATAATTATCTTTTATTATATGTTTAGAATTAGCTTCTAAAAGTTTATCTCTATTATTTCTGATTAATTCTATTTTTCTTTTTTTAAAGCAGTATTTATAATCAATCCATCCATAACCATAGTCTTTATCGTGTTTTTCATTTAATTTAATATATAATCTTTCTAATGCATTTATAACTATAAGGTTAGTAATTATATTTGATTCATTGTTTTCAATATTATTATTTATATAATCTTCAAGTGCATCAATTAAAACATTTGTTTCTGTTCTGCTTAAATGTATATTGTCTTTATATTTTCTCATAAATCATATTCTTTTAAATCTTCTTTAAGTTCTTCTAATTCTAATATTGCATCGTTTCTTTGTTCACGATATTCACTATTAGCCATTTTACAAGCTGTAAGGTCATTCTGTAATCCTGCAACGTAAATTGAATTATCAATAAACGCATCTCTTAATTTTAATAACTCTTTATTCTTTGGTTTTGTTTTTAACCATTTCTTAATTAGTTCTCCAATTAATATTTGGTTATTACTATATTCTAAATCTTGTATGTTCTGTATTTTGTTTCTCATATTTACATTTCTAACAAATGTAAGAAAAAAAACAATGCTACATAAAAGATAGCCCAGCCTAAAGCTGCATAACCTAATATTTTTAAAAAGTTTTCTTTGTTCTCTTTTTTAGATATTTTCTTTGCAATGTAATATCTTCTGTTTCCGTTATCTTCGTAATAGTATTTCATTATGATAAGATTTGATTTACAATAGTAGCAATTACTAATAATACAAACGCTACTTTAATTGCGTTAAACATAGCTTCTTCCTTTTTAGGATTACGCCCTTGATTTGATCTATACTGTCTTTTTTTCATACTTATTAAATATTATATCTTTTTTAAATATATGTCCTTTTTTAATATATAAAATTTTATTATAATTTTTATATTTAAATATATCATTAGGTAAATTTATTGACATTCTTAAAACATCAGAAAAAACACCTTTTTTATAATCTGATATGTGGTTTTTATCTCCTGTATAATAATGTATTTTTTTCATAGTATATCGTTTTGATGTTTGAAGTCTAAAATGTTTTTATAAGATTCAAGAACCCAGTCTTTATGATGGGGTTTTAAATCTGCATATTGTAATAAATACTTTAATGTAATTTCAACATTGTTAATTTTAAATTTATCTTCTAATGTTATTTTATTTATAGCCATTTGTCAAGTATTAAAAAGGGAGCTGTTACACTCCCATTGTTTTTTTATTTAAATCTAATAATAAATTGTTTACTTTTTCTAACTCTTTTTTATACCAATCTTTGTAAAAAAATGTTTTGATTGGTATCATTTTACCATCGACATTATTCCATTTACATTTAGTTCTAATTTCATTGACTTGTTGTTTATCAAATTGTGATGGTAATTGATTACCAACAGTTGAATGTAAAATAACTTTGTTTTCATCATTTGTACCAACTGTCATATTTCCAACTTGAACAACATAATTACATCTAATAATACCTCTTTGTAATTTCACTTGAAATTCTAAAGCTGATTTTCTTTCTTTTAAACTTTTTTTTAATTTTAATAAATAATTTTTCATTGTAATAATTTTTTGTTTTGTTTATATAACTGCTTCATTGCAATTATGTAGCTAATATACAATTAATTTTAATATAATCAACAAAAAAGTTAATAAAGTTTTATTCTTCTTCAAATTGTACTTTATCACAATCTTTGCAATAGTAATAATCTTTGTTGTCTTTACCTGAATATATTGTCATTGTCTGTTTACATTTTTTACATTCCATTATTGTATATAGTATTTGCCCCTGTTAGGATTTTGTAGTTGATAGCTTACTGCATATCTAATTGCATCTATAAGATGATTGTATTTATCAATAGGAGTATTAGATTTTCTTTCAAGCCAACTATAGTTATTTAGTTCTTTGATTAAATTTATACTTTGTTCGTCTACTATTAAATCATAGTCCTGTAATAAAGATATTCCATATATAATAGAACCAGCTCCTTTTATTGAAGCTACAATATTACAGCCTTTTGATTTCAGTTCTGATAAAAGTCTCACTTCTGCAGAATCTCCAACTATTAGATTGTCTACAGCGTGTTGCGTGTTTAAACGTGCTATTTCACTTGTTGTAAGTTTAGGCAGGTAAAAACATTCTCTTAAATAAATAATCTTATTAGATGTATCTATATTTGTTTCTACTAATGTACTTGGATCATTACTAAATCCATAATCTTGACCAAACACGCTTACACCTATTTTGTTAAATTTACCTATAGACCAATTAGATAAAATTACTCCCTCACTTTTATTTAAGAAAGCTCCCATTAATTGATGTTTAAATTTTTCTGGTCTACGCTTTTTAATTTCTTCTATTTGGTTTAAATAGCTTTCTGACAGATTTTCAAGATTGTCTAAATAGGTTGTATGTATGTAAGTGATATTGTCTTTTTGCATATTAGTACCTTCTTGAATTCCTTTATCTTCAAAGAACCTTTTATATATCCAATGCTCTTTAGTTGTAGGATTTAAGATAAGTATAACTCTATTGTGTTTGCCTTGTTGTCTTACTGATAAATCA